AGGAGACGTGTTATGGTACGTTGCAATTCTTGCAAGAGACTTAGGATACAGCTTAGAAGAGGTCGCGCAGCGCAACTTAGACAAGCTAGAGGATCGCAAGAACCGCGATATGTTGCAGGGCAGCGGAGACAATCGATGAGACACGAAGAATACATGAAGCAAAAAGGTGACATAGAAGATTATCCACCTAGCGCAGACATAGACAATGTAAACAGCCCACCACACTACAATCAAGCAGGTATTGAGTGTGTAGATGCTATTGCAGCAGCAACAAGCGACGGGTTTGAATACTACCTGCAAGGAAACATCATTAAATACCTATGGCGATACAGGTACAAGAACGGAATCGAAGACCTCAAAAAAGCGCAGTGGTATCTTAACAAACTAATCCAAATCAAAGGAGAATAAAAACATGAACAACATGTTGCCTACACCATACCAACAATTTATTCACAAGTCGCGCTATGCACGTTGGATCGAAGACGAGCAGCGCAGGGAGAACTGGGATGAGACTGTATCCCGATATATTTCTTTTATGGATTCTTATGTGCACGACAAGCACGGCTATAAGCTGGATAGTTCACTGAGAAACGAACTCGAAGAGGCTATCCTCAATCTGCGTATTATGCCTTCTATGAGAGCAATGATGACTGCTGGTCAAGCCCTAGAGCGTGACGCAGTGTGTGGCTACAATTGTAGTTATATCCCCGTAGACAGCCCTCGTGCGTTCGATGAGTGTATGTATATTTTGATGTGTGGTACAGGCGTTGGTTTCTCTGTAGAGCGAGAAAATGTCGACAAGCTACCTGTCGTATCTGACAACTTTAACAAGTCCGATACTGTCATTAAAGTTGGGGATAGCAAGCCGGGATGGGCAAAAGCTTTGCGCGAGTTGATTGCGCTGCTCTACGCAGGACAGATTCCTTCGTGGGATGTGTCCGGTGTTCGGGCCGCAGGGGAACGCCTGAAGGTTATGGGTGGTCGTGCAAGCGGACCACAACCCCTTGTCGATCTGTTTAACTTTACCGTTGAAATCTTCAAGAAGGCACGTGGTCGTCGGTTGTTTCCAATCGAGTGCCACGATCTCATGTGTAAGATCGGTGAGATTGTAGTTGTAGGCGGTGTACGCCGTTCTGCCCTGATTAGCCTATCTAACTTGAACGACGATCAGATGGCACATGCCAAGTCTGGTATGTGGTGGGAATCTGAGCCGCAACGTGCGCTGGCAAACAACTCAGTTGCCTACAAGACAAAGCCTGAGATGGGTACGTTCATGCGTGAGTGGCTTGCCCTGTACGATAGCAAGTCTGGTGAGCGTGGTATGTTCAACCGTGAAGCAGCCGACAAACACGTTGCTCGTAACGGTCGTCGTGAGACAGGTCACATGTGGGGAACAAACCCGTGTTCTGAGATCATCTTGCGTGGTTACCAGTTCTGCAACCTGTCTGAGGTAGTTGTTCGCGAAACCGACTCCCTTCAAGATCTCAAAGATAAGGTACGCTTGGCAACAGTCTTGGGAACCCTGCAGTCTACTCTGACAGACTTCAAGTACCTTCGTAACATCTGGAAGAAGAACACGGAAGAAGAACGTTTGTTGGGTGTATCCCTGACAGGTATCATGGATCATCCGCTTCTTTCAAAGAATGTGGATAGCAAGCGTTGGCTAGAAGAGATGCGGGAAACCGCTGTCGAAACAAACCGACGCATTGCAGAGGAGATTGGTATCCCTGTCAGCGCAGCAATCACCTGTGTCAAGCCGTCAGGAACCGTATCGCAGTTGGTAGATGCAGCGAGTGGCATTCACGCACGACACAACGACTATTACATCCGTACTGTTCGTGGTGACAACAAGGACCCCCTGACGCAGTTCCTGATCGAAACCGGCGTACACAACGAGCGTGACATGATGAAGCCAGACTCTACGACTGTCTTTTCGTTCCCGATGAAGTCGCCTGACGGTGCAGTTACGCGGACGCAGATGACAGCTATTGAGCAGCTAGAATTGTGGAAGACCTATGCGTTGCACTGGTGTGAGCACAAACCGTCTGTTACCATCACGGTAAAGGAACACGAATGGATGGAAGTTGGTGCGTGGGTGTATGAGAATTTTGACGTTGCGTCCGGTGTCTCGTTCCTTCCTCACAGTGACCACACCTATCAACAGGCTCCGTATCAGGACATCGATGTGGATGAGTACAACGAGTGGATGCAGACCTATAAAGATGTCAAGATCGATTGGGAAAAGCTGACTGACTTCGAGAAGGAAGACAATACCAGCGGTTCACGTGAGTTGGCTTGTACTGCGGGTGTCTGTGAAGTAGTGGACTTGAACGCAGCATGAGTAAGTTGGTTTGGAAGCGGGGTGACGGTTGGGTTCAATACAACCCACCCCGCAGCCATCCTAGCTACGAGGAATGGCAGAAGTTGAAAGAGAAAGATGCAGAAAAGGTTCGATCCTAATCCCTACACAGGGAAACCAATGTACTACAAAGATAACCCTGACGCGGTAAAGCGTCGGGACTCTTTGCGAATGTATGTTAATGGCAAAGAGATTTCAAAAAAAAGCCCATTATACAAGCCGGGAAAGTATAAATCTCTCGATGACGCATGGTCACACACAGAAATTAACGAGAGGTCTGTTGCAGGAGAAATATACTTGATAGTCAATCCTGCGTGGCCTGAGTGGGTAAAGGTAGGCAAAGCAGCTATCGCAACCGACAGGTTGAGTAACTATCAGACATCTTCACCGATGCGAGATTATGCTTTACTTACGTCGATATCTGTGGATAATATGCACGAAGAGGAGCGTCGGTTTTTGCAGTTGTTTTCGAAAGAAGGACACGAACGCAAAGGCGAGTGGTTCAAGATAGACAGGGAGAAGGCAGTTGAGTTGCTGGCATTGTAAAGGTGAAATGATTTGGAACAGTGATGTTGACTTAGAAGACAATAACTTCTATTCTATGATCACGTTTCTGGAATGCAAAGAGTGTGGGTCAGAAGCAGAGTTCTGGTTACCTAGAGAGAAAGAGAATGATACAGATCAAGATAACGCCTGATATTATTTCTCGTGCCAAAAAGAAAGCCGCCTCTGTAGGTAATCTACAGGGCAGCATCACGGGCAGTCTCAGCAATGTGGTTGGGGCAATTGGGGAAATAGTCGTTGAGGATTACGTCGGCGGTGAGCCTGTCAACAGCAAGGACTTTGACTTGTTGGTAGGAAACCGACGTGTCGACGTAAAGACAAAGCGGTGCAATACCACACCATCACCCAACTATGATTGCTCTGTTGCTGCACACGGATCGAAGCAAGACTGCGACAGCTATGTCTTTGTCCGCATCCTTACAGATCACAGCAAGGCTTGGATCTTGGGAGAGATACCAAAAGAAACGTTTTATAAAAAGGCTACACGATACAACAGAGGGGATGTCGATCCGGCAAACGGATTCACATTTAGAGCCGACTGTTACAACCTAGCAATTCAAGAACTAGAGAACGTCAATGGCAAAGAAGCAGCACAAAGCTAATCTATTTCAATTTACAGCGTACCTAAAACAAGACGGCAATATCGAACTCAATATGGACGGCGTAACGCCAGAAGATTTAGAGTCCGTAATGAATTCAGGGATGCCAGAGTATGAAGGTGCACACTCATTAGCATCCCTGCTTAGATACCTCAGATCGATGGGAAATGAGATGTTGGATAAATCGAGACAGTATATTTAGGCAGCAGCCTTTAGCTTGTCGATTTCAGCATCTACTTTTTCCTTGATTGATTCAAGGTATTGTAGACGCTTAGTATCCGCATCTTTTTTCATTTCTTTGATTACAGCTTCGCTAACCACATAGACTGGGCTGCGGCTGTACATGTCTAACAAATCGAACAACATGGTTATCTCCTTTTAGTTGTCGTTAATTATCGGAGATATAGTTTTCATTTGTAAATAGTCAAGACTTATCGTGTACTTTTTGTACCGTAAACCTAGCCCGAATGGATGACCCCTTGTGCCGCTTGTAACCGGTCGAGGGGTTTTTCATTAGCTTGTATCCCCCGCCGCGCTGCTTCATCCAGTGGTAGCCTTTGGGGGCAGAAACCATCTTAGTAGCCACGTTTCTTTGCCTTTCCGCCGTACATCAACTTAACGCCACGCCCCTTCAAGATATCCTTCTTGGTAACCTTGCCGTCGCCTGTTAGGTCAGGGAATGCCTTACCGCCTTCAGCCATTGGAGTGCGCTGTTGTGCAGTCGGCATTGGCTGCGCTGGCATCATAGGGCTAGTTGTTGGCATAGGCATTGCACTCTGCTGCATTGCGTTGTTTTTCTTAGGTGCGGTTCCACCCATCTGCATCTTCTTGGCTTTGCCGCCGTACATCATTGGCTTGCGTGGCATACCGCCGTACATCATAGCCTTGCGTTGTCCGTTGTTGTATTGTTTCATTGATCTGATCCTTATCTAAAAATTGATGGCATAGGAACGAAGGATTTACCTTCGACAATATCTTCTCTGCGTCTGGTTACTTCAGGGAAGAGCGGTATGCGTACGCCTTCACCAACCTTTGCTTCACGAGTGGTACGAGGTATTACGCCGCTTGTCAAATCTGGATACAAGGTAAACGCTCTACCGTACTTGTCCTTCATTGTGACTGGCTCTGGCTTGCCCTGCTCGTTTGCAAACTTAGCATACGATGAAACCAACGCATTATAGAAATAGGTTTCCCGCTCTGGGGTCAACGGCTTGCCTGTCCGAACCATTTCCAAGAACATCTCGCCCAACTCTGGATCAGACAAAACCGACCTGATCATGTTGTACTTGCTGTTACGGAACTGCTGAAGAACAGCTTCTGTACCGACGTACCGTGCGCTGATAACTCCACGATTGATTGCATAGAAGCGGCTGATGAACGACTCGACACTGAACGAGCGTGGTGCACCAGTAATTTCAAATTCACGCATACGGAAATCAGGAGCACGATCTGCCATTAGCTTAGATGTTGCATCCCAAACCTTGTAACGCTTTTCACCGATGAGTTCTTTTACAACCTTCGCCTTTTCGGCATCATTGGTGCCAAGCATGTTTTGCATAACGCCCAAGTCGATAACCTGTTCGTCGATTGTTGTTCCTTTTGCATCGGTGATGATGTTCTTGCCTGTTCTTTTAAAGGCAGTATTCTGCAAAGAATCGATGTAGACATCAGCAAGGATAGTAGTTACCTGCTCGTCGGTAAAGCCACCTACGTCTTTTAACTCACGCTTAATCAGGTTTAGCTGATCAACTCCGCCCGAAACCAACCTGTCACCGATCTGATCCATCGACAGCTTTGTTGGACTGTAGTTCTGTAAGATTTGAATAGCCAGTTCTTTTTGCTTCTTGGCTTTCTTAGCTGGCTCTAGGGTCTTGTCTAGCTGAGTCTGGATGTCAGACGTTACACGTGCAACTGTTCTGTCGTAAACGTCGTCGCCTACAGACTTTTTGGAGAAGCCAATGGTATCATCAACCAACGAGCCTACGTCTAGCATAGACTTAACCTGACCATCTGCACCACGCATGACAAATACCTGATCTAAGTTATTCATCTGACGAGCGAGTTCGTCTGGTTTCACTTTGCCTTTCAAGCTAACGATGTAATCAGCTATGGCGGTCTTTACTGTTGCAGCAACCGCTCCGGTCATCTTGTCGCCTTCAATAAAGGTAAACATAGGTAAACCGCTTTGTGGATCGACGATCTCTTGTCCTAGTGTGCGCTGGATGGAATCAAACAAGCTTTTACCGCCGACGTTCGGGTCCATGTTTGCAATGGCTTTGATGTTAAGCCACTCGCGAGGATTCTGTGCGCCGTAGCGAACACCTAATGGATTGTTCACAGATACGTCAACAACCGACCTGTTGCCCCATGACATCCAAGATGGAACAACAGCCTTTTCGTTTGCGTCGTACCAGCGAGACTTGAACTTTGCCCAGTCGCGATTTGCTTCTTGTAGGGCTGCACCGACAGGCATAACTGTGTCGTTGCCTACATCGTTCTTCATAAGTATGCCCAATGTATCCACTGGAGTTCGTGTGCCGTCTGCACCGACCAACTCGAACTTATCGAACTTTCCCTGAACAACGTTTTCAATGTTTTCAAAGATAGTAGCACGTTCAGCGTTACCAGACTTACGAGCAGCAAACTGAACATGCCGTAGAGATTTGTCTAGTTCACGTAGCTGAGTGAAAGACATCTCGAAAATATCAAGTGTGCTGTCTTGTTGTTGAGCAGCTTCACGGAGATAGCGTATAACTTGTAGCTGATCGTCCTGCTTCCTGTTAAAAGTTTTGCCCTGATCTTCTAAAGTTTTTTTAATATCCTGTACTACTTGCTTGACTGTCTTGTCGGTTCCTTCGGCTAATGCAGTAAAGAATGGGTCAGACAGGGTAATAAAGGTTTGATCCAAGATTGCCGATTGACCTGCTGTCATATCTGCTCCGCGCAGCTTCCCTACGGGCAGATCAGGTCGCTCTGCGAACAGAGCATCGAACACGTCACTAACATCAACCGACACATTTCCCGCAATTTTGTTTCCTGCCCCGTCCACAAATAAACCATTCTCTGAAGCAGAATCTAAAGCAAGATACAGACGCTGTGCCTTTACTTTGTCCGCTGCATGTCCACTTTCAAGTAGTGCAGCCATCAAGTCTCCCGGATTGTCAAAGTTAGGGATGCTTGCTTGAGAGCGTTGTCCTGCCGCAACCACGCCTTTCGGTCCGACTGCACCTTCTACAACTGCAGCGGCACCCGCTTGTGTAGATAGCTTCGAGCGTACGTCATCAGCGTGTTTTGCTACGACATCAGAAACCTTATCGCGTGTGTCGTTTGCAATCTGGTTAAACTGTGGGCGTGGTAAAAAAGTAAAGTTTTCTGCCGCACTGATCAATTCTTGTCTTTGCAAACGATTCATAGAGTCTTCGAAGTTACGGATTGTATCTGGACCAGTTTGCTGACCAAATGCCATGCTGTTACCGTCGATAGAATCTAGATAGTATTGTACGCCGCGCTTATCCACCATACTAATGTCTGCAGATAGCTGATCTATAGATTCTTGACCACGCTCAATTGCAGCGTTGACGATACGGAAGAAATCACCCTTTGGAGTATCACCGATGCCGCCTTCGATACTTTGCAAGACACCACGAAGTTCCGCAACCATCTGCTTCTGTAGATTGAGGTTTGCTTCCAAGTCGTTTACGTTAAAGTTTCTGATCTGCTTAACGCTGAGTTGGCTACGAGTAATGTCTTCAAGAGACTTGAGAGTTGCCAAGCCACTGAGGTTAGCAAAACCTGTGTCGAGCAGACGAGGGTCTAAGCCTTCAGCAACCAACACGTCGTACACTTCGTCGAGATACTTGGCACGTTCGATGATGCCAGCTTGCATCTCAGGAGAAAAGTTGGTGATGTTTTCTGTGAGGAACTTGAGATATGCTTTCTTGCCGCCAAACTTTTGCCCCAGCGCAGAACGCTGCAACGCCTTGAATGCGGCTGGTACGTTACCTTGAACGAGGTTGATGATCAAGCCACTACCTAAACCGACGAGTTCACCCATCATCGGGTCGCCTGTCACACCGTATGTTTCATCACGCTGCTGGAAGAAGTGTCCCGCTGTACCTGCACCGACAATCATAAACCTGTCTGCAGTAGCAATGTCACGCATAAACTTGGGTGTACCGCTCTTACGTTCGATTCCTATCGGTCCGACTGCGACTTCTACCACTGCAGTGGCAATGTCACGCATAAACTTAGGTGTACCGCTAAGACGTTCGATAGCCGCAAGATCGTACACTGCTCTGTTGATGTCAGCATCGAGTGCATTGAGTGTAGATGTATCTTTAGCGTCGGGTGTTCCGCCACGCTTCTTAACACCAGAGTAGATTGCGTCACGTCGGTTTCGCAAGTTGTTTAGATACTTAGTTTGCTGAACTACCTCTGCGCGGCTTCCTACAGACATAGCAGCATCTTCAATCTGCAAGCCCTTAGTGATTTTGCTACCGACGCTGTTCTGCTTCATCTTCTGCAACCAAGAAGGTTCCGCACCATCGTCGATACCTGATCGCATCTGCAGATAGCTGTCACGGATTTCATCAAAAGAACGAGTAGTTCCTCTTTCAATTTCTTTGGCATAAAACTCTTTAAAATCTAATAGTTCTTTTTTAGAACGGAAAGCAGTCAGTGCACCTGCACCCTTACTAGGCAACACAATTTCACCAGTTAACTTAGCCAAGCGGGGAGTGAGTCCTGTTAGGGTCGCAATGTATTCTTCTACGACAGGTAGGGATACCTTTGTGCCGCGCTGTGCCATCGTTGCAATCATCGTGTGAGCAAGTGGCTGAAAGTACGTATCCATAATGGCTCTCCGACGAGAACTTTCGCGAATATCAAAGTACCCTAGATCTGTATCTTCGAAATTCAAAGTCAAGTTATCTGCTGCGTCGATTAACTCGCCAACGCCCCACAAGCCCATCTGAATCGGAAACTTGATAGCGTTCTCGCCTATACCGCTTGCAATTTTCTCCATGTCACCCATTGAGGGAGCCGAAACAGCATAATTAATTATGTCTGCGCGGGTACGAGCATCTTCGACACCGGCTTTAATCATGCGTTTGTTTAGGAGATCAGCGAATAGCGGCTTACCAACTTCTGGATCAATAAAGTTTAACGAGAATAACATAGAGGCTTCACGATAGTTTTGAATATCTTCCTCTGTCATGTCTTTAGCAAAGACTTCACGCAACTCAGTCACTGGAACAGGAAACTGACCTGTCGTGTCGATTTCGCCTGTTTCTCGACGGAAAGTCAACTTCTGGTTGGGATCAGGTAGCCGTGTCTGTTGGTATATCAGGTTATCCCACGGAACGTTAAATTCACCGCCTTCATCATCGATAATGACGGTGGCTCCCATGCGGTTAGCTACGTCTAGGCGGGTAGCATAATCCATAGTCTGAGGAAATAGCAACTCTTCGCCTTGTGCGTTGCGAACACCCATAGCCTTTTCAAAGTTACCTGCAACTTTGGGGTTGTCAAAATTCAGGACTTGCTGAAGCTTGATCTCTGGGCTAATCTTACGGGGATCGGCAATACGGGGAGTTACTTCGGTCTTGAGTTCGATCCCTAGTGACGGAATATACTTACTGTCGCCTGAGAGGGGGGCAGTTGTCACGTCAAACTTAGGTACTTCCATCCCTAGCACGACTTCCTTCTCTAAGGCCGGAAACCGATCTTTAGGCTCTGGGCGAGACATAGGCGGAGCAAGACTCGTAGGAGATCCCGGCTGTCCTGCACCCATAGATTTTAACAGACTCTGCTGTTGAGGGTCGAGTTTTTGCATCTGCTGTTGCAGTGGACTCAGTGTCGTATCAGCCATAGATATTCCCTATTGTGCTAAGATTCGTGCAACTCCGGCTTCGCCTAACGCTGCCGTAGCTTCTTCTAAGGTATTGTAAGTGTCCGCAAACTTTCCTTGAGCGTCGTTAATTGCTTTGAGTTTGTCTGCATCAGACATTGCATCAATCGCTTTGTCTTTTCTTGTCGATGCACCACCGGGTTGCTCTAAACGTTCAGATATATCCCCAATTGTAGTACCCACACCTACGCTACCTATAGAAAGTTCCTGTAGCTTCAAAGCAGCATACGCTCTCATGCCACCTTGACCAATTGCACGTGAATGTTTTTCGATATCAACGAGCATCTCTTTTGCTGCAGATAAGATTTCAACTTCCGTTGAGGCTTGTCCAAATACACTGTCCATTTTTAAAGCGCGAAGGATGTTCTGCACGTCTTGATCAGAAATCGTACGACCACCAGTACCGCCCTGAATCGCTGATGCCATAGTGTAGGCAACCATGAAACGATAGTAGTTACGAAGCGCAAGGTTCTTTACTTTTTCGTCGTTCGAACCCAAGCCAGCAACTGACTTTTGGAACTCGTTCATATTTTGTTCACGTGCACCACGTTCAGCTTCTAAGAAAGCATCTACAGTTCTGTATCCACGCTCTGTGGCAAGCTTTAACATATCTTCGGCAGGTAGTTGATTATCTACAATAGATAAGAAAGATGGTTTACCGTTTCTGTCTTTTCCAAATATTGTGTTTTGTGCGGCGGATACTGCCTGATTCTGGTTAATTGAAACGAGTCCCGGAAGAATGTTTTCCATGCCTTGTTGCAATAGATGCACGGCACCGTCTGCAGAAACGTAGAACTGACCAAGAGAGGTATTGATGTCAATAAACTGCCCATCCCTAGTATAGTAGGTCGCCATCATCTTGTCAATCACGTTGATTGCATTGGCTGCTGAATCAGCTTGCTGGATACGTCCTAGTCGTTCTTTTTCAAAAAGTCTGTCGTTTTTACCTGTTATTTGCCTAAACAACAGTCTCGATCTTGCAGGGCCGAACTTTGGAGAAAACGCCGTTATAACAGCCATGCCGCTTTCTATATCACCGGCAAACGCGGTATTGAATGCCGTTTTGATATCTGATTCGAGGGCTGCATTTTGAACCCGTCGTTCCGAACCTAACTTTAGCATGTTTTGAAAAGACGCAAAAAATGGCGTGTTGCTAGTGTCTTTTGTTTTTACAAGGTAATCCACAAAGTCCATTTTTGGCTGATTCTTTGCTACTATAACCTGTCCCGTTGGACCTTTTTTTACAGTCCCATCTAGGTTGTACTCATACTCAATTAGAGTCCTAAGTGCAACTTTTGCATTTTCTACTTCTTTTTCTGTTCCATTCGGTGCTAGTTCTGCCATAACAAAATCGACAGTCTGCTTGTACTTCGGATCAAACGGAATAGCTACAGGAATTTTAGAAGGTATAGGTGCTGCATCTGAGGAAGCATTAGGATCGAATACGTTTGCAGGAACGTTTCGTTGTATTTTAGCAACTATTACAGCTTGGGGATCTCCGTCTGCTGATACGCTGTTTTTTTGCACTAGATCCTGAACGACTTGTGCCTCATCTAATCCAGCACGAATTTTTACTGCCTGTTCTAACCCCGGAATCGTAGATAGTACAGGGAAGTTATTTCGTAAAAAAAGAAATTGATCTGCAAGCAACGTTGAGGATGGGACCATATCGCCTGTTATTGGGTCTTTTACTGCAGTATTTTCTGCAATCAAGTTTACCGCGTAGTTTCGAATTCGATCCATGTCACCTTCAACACCGGCAGCAGTCCAATCGGGAGTACCGTTGGTTTTGCGAGGTAGTTGTTCCATCCAATTGCGAAATGTCGCCAGTTGTAGATTAGGGGCTTTGTATTCTTTACTTACATAATACTGCTGTTTTTTTCCTTCCGTATCCCTATAACTAATATTAAATGGAGAGTTAGCAACATCAAGTGTGCCCTTTAACTTTCCTGCAGACTTTTCTCCGATGTCGATTGAAGAACGAGTACCGTCAGCATTTACTTGAAAGGCAGCAACGTATCCATATTTATCTGGATTTTCTTGATATTTCCACAGAGGAATTTCTATCTGTCTGCTGCTTTTCGGCTCACCAGTTTCATTTAATTCACGTACGGAAACGAATTGTTTGGTTTCTTCTTTGGGGTCCTTGTCGGGAGTAAACCAACTTATCGGGCCTGTTTGGATTTTACCGTCGACAGTAAGACCTTCGTTATCAGCTTGACCAAACTTTACGGCACCTTGATCACGTACCGCTGCAACGTCTTCGCCGTATACAAAACGACCTTCCTTTGTTTGACCAACGATTAAATTCCCAAGATCGACTTCAGGCGCGGCTGGAACATATTCTTTTTTTGAAGTCGAAAGTACGCTGTCTACAAACCCAAGCCTATTAGCAGTACTAGGGTCAATAGGCTTTTGCCCTATTGATCCCTCAACGGCACCTTTTTGACGTGCTTCTTGTGCAGTTCTACCGAAAACAGGTGTTCCATCTTCAGTAGCCCCTTCAAAAACAAACACATCTTTAAGCTTCTGTGGACCTAAGTACTCAGGAGAGAATTCATCTTTGTATTTAGAACCCGTAAATGTACGATTACCAATCAGCTTGGCGTTCAAGTCTTCCCAAGTACCAAACTGCCCTGCTCTGCTGACAATAGACTTTTCCAACTCGCTTTTTGTGCCTCGCGTACCGTCAGGAAGCTGAAACAAATCAAATGTCTTTTCGTCCGGCTTTACTTCTTGAATATCTCCCGTGCCAAGTCTTTTGTAAACAAGTTCGTAGTTCTCCCGGTTTTGCAGCATGGGAGTCATCATAACAGGAGCCGAATTTGGCTGAGTTTTATCGCGACCCCAGTAGGTGATGGTTGTTTCGGCCCGTGCCTTTGCTTCCGCCTCTCGTTGTTTTTTGCGTTCAATAGCAGCAGCAGCCTCTTCACGTCTACCTTTTTGTAGCCATTTAGCAGCAGCGTACGCAGCAAAAAGTAGTGGATCAGCCATATTACATTTCTCCCATAGCTAAGAAAGATTGGGCACTACGAGTCGGTTCTGGCTTTGGCTCCATACGCTCATCTTCACGACGAGCCATCCGTTCTACTTCCATCCGCTCTTCATAATTAATCTGTTCATTCATTGCTTCGAACAATTCAGGATTACGTTGCTTCATAATTCGGAAGAACGAAACGTCATCGACTTCACCTTCTTTGATGCCGTTCTCTTCATTGTCATCGACCATAAAGCGTGGCTCGAAACCTTCTTCGAGGGCTTCGCGATACAGATAGATAGCGATACTAGGTTTGATAAGTTCAGCTACATCTGGTGTGTACGCCCCGTTCATAAATCCTTTGAATGCAATCTGTGCAACCAACTCCTGTATAGAAATTCCCGCAACCATCATCCGCATAATGTCCTTGCGACGTGTCGGCTCTTCAAGTTTATCCAAGATAGAATCCAAAGCCTCGTCTGGATTAGCAAATCTAGGTGGCTTTTCCCAAGCCCACTTTCCGGGTTCGTCGGTTAACGAGTGTCCGGGGGGTGCTGCCAACGGGGTAATCTTATCTAAGGGTGTTGCCATAGCTAGTACCTTTACTTCGAGAATTTTTTAGCCAGAGATGTTCGCGGCATAGCGGCACTCTGCAAGCTTATTGTTTGCCGTCTAGAAATGTTCGGAACGGGAATAGGAGCCGATCCAGCCATACGAAGAAGTTTTTCTGTCACACGAGCATCTTGAATAGCACGAGAAACCCGGTCGGTACTTCCTAGCGGGATCATCTGAGCAGTACCGGCCCTATCCATTCTGCCTGCTGCTAAAGACGTTTCGGTGCTTCGCAAACCTTGTGGTCTAAACATTTGCTGCTTCATGTCGGACGGACCTTGTATAGCAGCAGAGGCAAGTTCTCCTGCAGCCCTTCCTACGTCTTCGCGGTCGATATCAAAAAAATCACCAATGTCCGATAGAAAACTTTGTGCTCCTGTAGGAAGTTCGTTAAATAGATATTTTGCACCTGTAGATATAGCACCGCCTATTAGCTTACTTGCAATTGCGTTGGTTGCCATACTCAAAAAACTACTCATGTTTGTATCCTATCTATTTTTTCTATAGTGCATCAAAGATTGAATCTATTGTTCTTGTAATTAAGAAGTCTTCGAACTGATCTTGGTACATTGCTGAATTAGCATCTATAGACGCAGCTTGCATAGCCGCATTGTGTGCCCGTGCTCTGTCGTTCTCTGATGCCTGCATAGCCCACGAGGCTTGATCCCGATACATCTGCCAAAGATTATTTAAAGAGTTCTGATTTAGGGAGAGTAGAGTTTGCACATTCTGCTGGTTTGCTGCGTTTTGTGTAGCAGTATTTGCAGTGTTAATTTGTCTGCGCCACGCCACGTTGCTCTGATCAATCGTCGATTGCATATTTGCGTTGAATTGTTGACGAGACGCTTCCATAGACGCATTGAATTGTTCCATTGCGCTGGTTTGGTTTACATTGAATTGATCAATTGATGCTGCGCGATTTTTGTTAGCAGATTCAATCTGTGATCCCAACTCAGCAAAGAACATGTCTACTTCGTTGCTCGACTTGGCGTTGAACTGACGTGCCGCATTTTCTGCAGCCATATCAGAAAGCTTCATCTGAACTTTAGACTGGTAGTTGATTGTTGCAGCAGCCTGTTGATTTGTTAGATTTTGTGTGTCGATTGCAAGAAACGTCTTTGCGTTTTGTACTGCAGCAGTCTGCCGATTGTTTAAGTTTGCCATATCCATGTTGGCAAGAGCAACGGCGTTTTGTAGTTCTGCCTGTTGTTGGTTGCTTAAATTTGCAAGTTGTAAAGTAGCGTACTTGTCGGCATCTTGCTTGGCAATCTCTATGCCGGATTCGGTTACGGCTTGTACCATTGCGGCTGCTGCCATCGAACTCGAACCTAGACCACGCTGCTGCATGATAGCACTGACTTTGCGAACCTGTGGGGAAGCCCATGCAGGAAGAGGCTGACCTGCCTGAATCGAACTCATCAATTGACCCATTTGGTACTGAGTAGTTGCTCTTGGGTCCATTGTTGCAGTCTGTGCGGTTGCAAGTGCTCCCGGTGAAAGTGTCCCCTGTGCTGCGTTAACAAGTGCTTGGGGATTTACTGTTCCCTGCGCTGCTTGCATATTTGCTGGCTGTGTGACTTGAGCGGCCTGATACTGATTTGCAGCTTGTGCAGTAGGAGCAGTCTGATTGTACATTGCAGAACTCAAGCCAGACGGTACAGGAGCAGCAATTGTCGACATTTTTACGTTGTTATCTGTTAGTATTTCATCTGTTTGTTCCGTAAGAAGTTCGGGTACAATTTTTTGTTGGGCTTCTAACTCAGATTGCGTTGACTGAGCCACCTGACGTTCTAAAATTTCTTTTGATAGTTTTTTGCCAGCGTCACCCCCCGTGCCATCACCAGCGTCACCCCCCGTGCCATCACCAGCGTCACCCCCCGTGCC